CACGTTGCCGACCAGCTTTGATACCCAGTCGGCGGCGGCCGGTGTTGCGCTTTCGTTCAACCCGGTGGAAGCGGGCACAGATGGCGGCGGTGATGTCGGTCAGCAGATCATCGACATCGGAGATGCGATCAACGACGGCACCGGTGATCCGGTGCGGGTTGCATTCGACAAGTGCAATCATAATTTCACCGAGCTTTATGAGGCGCAGTACGAATACGTTAGCTATTACGGCACAGAAGAGGAGCCGATCGAAGGTAAGATCGCCCAGTTTGTCGCCGGCGGCGTAGGTGAAGAATACGTCATCCAGGGTGTAGATGCCGCCACGCTCGGCATCGAAGGGCCACAAGGGCCAGCGGGGCCGGCGGGCGCGACCGGCGCGGCTGGAGCCCCAGGTGCTGCAGGGGCCACAGGCCCATCCGGCCCATCCGGTCCATCGGGGCCGAGCGGACCATCGGGACCATCCGGCCCGAGCGGCGGCGGGCTGCTGGCGATCCGGGTGTTCTCGACCGCGGGGAGCACGACCTACACGCCTACCTCTGGGATGGTGAACTGCATCATCGAGGTTTGCGGGGCGGGTGGTGGCGGCGGGGGCGTCGGTGCTGCAGCCGGAAATCAATACGGCGGATCGGGCGGCGGATCGGGTGCCTATTCGCGCATCATGAAGACGGCGGCGCAGGTGGGCGCCTCGCAGAACGTCACGGTCGGCGCCAAGGGCACAAGTTCATCCAATGCCAACGGCACAGCGGGCGGTGACACCTTTGTCGGAGCCAATCTGGCGGCCAGCCTGTGCGGCGCCAAGGGCGGATCGGGCGGGTTGCGGGTGAATTCGAGCGTTGGAACGGCAGCACTAGGCGGCGCCGGCGGCGCGTCGGCGTCAGGCGTGGGCGATATCAAGGCGGGCGGCAACGCCGGCGGCACGGGCGCATATATCGCTTCGGCAACATTTATTCAGGTAAGCAGCGGGTTCGGCGGCAGCAGCTATTTCGGCGGCGCCCCGAGCGGCGTCACCTGGCCGACCTCATCGGGCGCCACCGCCGGTCGCAGTGCCGATGTTTATGGCTGCGGCGGCAGCGGTGCAGGCGGCTACGACACCGGCGCGGCCGCGGGCGGCGCCGGCTCGGACGGCATCGTCATTATCACCGAATACAAATAGCGGAGCCTGCGATGGCACTCGATTATGCGGCATCGGCGGAATTGATGAAGGACGGTGCCTTCATCGATCGGGTGAAAGTCGCTTGCCTGAAATATGCCAGCTACATCCTCAATGAGCCGGTCAACACGCCTGCACATTCGACTCGGATTCGCTGGGCGCAATCCACGACAGAGAATCCTGACCATGCCGCGCAGACCATCACGCCGCCGGTGGTGATGGATGCGCAAGTGCAACAGGACGGTGCCGCCATCACCGACACTGCGCTGCAGACATCAGTTGAGACCACGATTAACCGACTGCTGTAATCTTGATTACTGCCGACAGCACCCTCTGGACCGCTGACACCCACTGCGTCACTGCCGATGGTCGCGTCGTCTGCATCGACGCGGAACTACACGAAGCGGCGGCTTCGCTTGATGCGCTTGATGCGGTTACGGATGTTGCGGCAGCAGTTGCCGAGGCAGCAGTTGCTCTTGACCAGATAGACGCGGCTGTCGGCGCGCAGGTTCTGTTCGGGACCGTGGACGAGGCCGCAGCCGCCGCCGACGTTCTCGATGCCGACGTTGTTGCCGCCGAGGTTCCGGTCAGTGGCGGCGGCTACTACCCGCGGCCGCCGCGTCCATTCCCGGTCGCTGGCTACGGCTTCGGCATCCTGCCGCAGATCGAGGGCGAAGCCCATGGCGTCGTCGGTGTTGTCGGTGCGGGCGTCGGGACGCTTCCCGGCCTCGTCGGCGAGGCGTCCGGATCAGTCGGCGTCGCGGGTCGCAGTGCAGGGCAACTCGCCCTCGTCCGCGCGGCGGCGATCGGCAACAGCGGCCAGGCCGGCGCGGCGGTCGCGGTTCTCAAGGGTCTGTCGGTGCAAAGCGCGGGCGTCGCCGCTGTGCGCGGCGTGGGCGTCGGCATCATCGATATCAAAGGTGTCGCCACCGGCCGATATGACGATGACGAGGCCGCGGTGATGACCTTCCTGCTGGCGGCATAAGGATAAGGGCATGAGCATTCCCGCCCCGCAGTACACCTTTAACGAGGCCATCGGCGTCTGCCTGGCCATGTGCCAGCGCGCCCTGTCCGAGGTTCGCTCACTGGCGCGCATGCCGGGACCGCCCGGCGATACCGGCCCGGAAGGCAAGCGCGGGCTGCAGGGCGAGCGCGGCGAGAAGGGCGAGCGTGGCGAACCCGGCAAGCCTGGTGCCGTCGGGGCGGCGGGCATTGACGGCAGGAACGGCGAGCGCGGGGCGAAGGGCGAGCCCGGCCGCAATGCCTCCGACCTGACGTATCTGGAAGAGCGCCAGGCCGACTTGCTCGGCCGCGTGCTCAAGACCGCAACATTCACGACGCCAGACGGTGGCCGCACGTTGCGCTGGGCCGTGGGCGAGGCCGTCCATGAGATCAAGACCGCCATCGTGCTCGATGCCGGCGTCTGGAAAGAGGGCAAGGACTATGCCGCCGGCGATGCTGTCAGCCATGGCGGGTCGCTCTTCATCGCGCAGGCCAATACCACCGCCAAGCCCGGGGCATCGGACGACTGGCGCCTCGCCGTCAAGCGCGGCAATGACGGCCGCGATTACCGGCCGGAGGAAGAGCGCGCGCTCAAGCCGGTCAGGTTCAAGTAAATGCATTCGATCCTCGAGATCATCGACGAGTCGACCGACAGCGCGGGGCCTGACCTGATCAGCCTCGACGATCTCAAGCTCGCGCTCGGCATCGAAGGCGCGACGGAAGATGCCGCGCTACAGGCGGCAATCACGATGCAGTCACGGCTGATTGCAGAGTATTGCAACCGCCGCTTAGGGCTGGCCGAGGTATTGGAGACATTCACCGTCGATCGCAACGAGTACATGCTCGAGCGGCAGGCACTGACGCTGTCGCTCTATCCGGTGGTCGAGATCATCGAGGTCTCGACCGCAGGCGCCACCGCGGCCGACGTTGACTTTGATCCGGCCAGCGGACGGCTGTGGATCGACGGCTGCTGGGCCGAGACAGTCGTCGCCGTTCTCTACCAGGGCGGCTACGACCTGCCGGAAGAAGCGCCCGCGCGGCTGCAGCAGGCGGTCATCCAGGCGGTGAACGAGAACCGCACATCCGGCACGCGCGATCCTACGATCCGCGAAGTGCAGCACGGCGACACCCGCGTTGCCTATTTCACGCCATCGCTGTCGACCGCGTCATCGGGGTATCTCTCGGCGATCGTGGTTGATCTCATCAAGCCGTATCGCCGTTTGCACGTTGCCTAGGGAGGCCTCGCCATGTCACTCGGTGGAATCCTGTTAGGTATTATCAATGTGGCAATCGTCGTTGCCATCCTCTTGCTGGTGGGCGCAATCATCCTTTGGTTCTGTTCGTGGATGGGTATCGCGGTGCCGGCAACGTGCAGAAGGGTTATATCGCGGTGGTGGCGCTGATCGCGCTTTACCTCATCGTCGCGCTGCTGCTGGGCATACCGTCGATCCGCATCATCGGTGGCATGCCGGGAATGCTGCTGGCATGAGCGCATTCTGGCCGGTCCCGCGCGAGTGGGAAGGCGAGACCGCCTTCATCGTCGGCGGTGGGCCGTCGGTGCTCGAGGTCGACCTCGAGGCCCTGCGCGGCCGGCGCGTCATCGTCATCAACTCTAGCGTCTACGCCGCGCCATGGGCCGACATCCTCTATTTCGGCGACTGGCGCTGGTGGAACGAACCGGAGAACCGGGCGGCGGTCGCGAGCTTCCGAGGCCGCGTCGTCACCACCTCGCGCATGGTGTCGGAAGCCAAGAATGTGCTGGTCTGCCGCAAGACCAATCCGCCGGGGCTCGCGCGCGAGCGCGATAGCCTGATGCAGAAGTGGACCTCGCTCACGGCCGCAACCAATCTGGCGGCGCATCTCATCGGGCCTGATGGCACCATCGTCTGGCTCGGCATCGACGGCAAGGCCGCGGCAGACGGCCGGACCTGGCACCACAAGCCGCATCGCTGGGCGCCGAAGAAGGAACGCTACGATCGCCACCGCGCCGATCTCGCCACCATGGTCGAGCCGCTGCGGACCATGGGCATCACGTTATGGAACGCCAGCCCCGGCAGCGCCTATGCCGATCTGTGGCCGGTCATCGATCTGCAGGACGTATTGAGGGAGCGGCGTGCGGCATAAACCCATCCTCGTTCGCGGGATGTGGGGAATGGGGGACTGCGTATACAGCCGGCCGTTCGTGCGTGCGGCGGCAAGGGACTACGAGCTTCACCTCGAGACGCCGTGGCCTGAGCTTTACGCCGATCTCGATATCAAGTTTGTCTGCGGCAGTCGCAAGCTGCGCACGCAGCAAAAGAACATGGCGCGGCAACCGTCCGATCGGTGGGTGCGATCGGCGCCGATACCGATGCGCGAGATCAAGGTCAGCTATGGCAGAGAATTGACGACTGCCTCGATCATCAATGCGCTCGAGCATAGATGGGCAAAGCTGAACGTCGGCTTTAATCCGGCGCTGTTCGATCTGCCGGACTTAGGCGCATCGCCGGTCAACGCCGACCGCCCGATCGCGGTCATCCGGCCGGTGACGGTACGCACCGAATGGCGCAACGAGGCGCGCAACCCGCGGCCAGAATATGTCGCAGCGATCGCCGCCGAACTGATGGCAACCCATACCGTGGTCGCCGTCGCCGACCTCGCGCCGAACGAGGAATGGGTCATCGGCGAGCCGCCACCGGCGCACCGCTACTTTGTCCACGGCGAGCTCTCGGTGCGCGAGCTGCTCGCCCTGGTGCGCGACGCAGACATCGTCATCGGCGGCGTCGGCTGGATCGTGCCGGCGGCGCTGGCGCTCAAAGTCAATGCCTTCGTCATCCTGGGCGGCCACGGCGGCCACAACGCACCCGAGAAGATCACCGACCCACGGCTCGATCTGAGCCGCATCGGATTTGCCAAACCGGAGAAGTTCTGCCGATGCACGAATATGCTGCACACCTGCGACAAGACGATCGCGGACCCGCTCGGGCAGTTCTCCCGCTGGTGGGGCAGTTCTCGCGCCGCTGCCTGACCTGGTGGCTGCAGCACGGCATCGGCTACTACCCGGTCGAGGCCGGGCACGCACCTTACGATCAGGACTATTTCGACAGCTTCGATCGCAACGCCCAGACCGAGCTCGGCCGCGCCCTGATGCAGGCGCGATTCAACTTCGTCGAGCGGCATTATCGCGGGACGCTGATCGATGTCGGCATCGGCTCGGGTGCCTTTGTCGAACTGCGCAACCAGCGTGGGCGCTCGACCTACGGCTACGATGTCAATCCGGCCGGTCTCGCCTGGCTCGAGCAACGCATGCTGCTGGTCGATCCGCATCTGGTCTCGTTCGATGCCGTGACCTTGTGGGACGTGCTCGAACACATCCCCGATTTCCAGTCGCTGCTCGCCAATGTGCGCGAATGGGTCTTTCTCTCGCTGCCGATCTTCCGCGACGCCGAGCACGCGCTGAGATCGAAGCATTTCAAGCCGGAGGAGCATTGCTGGTACTTCACCCGCAATGGGCTGGTGTTTGCAATGCAGACCTGCGGCTTTGCGCTGGTGTCGGAAAGCAACATCGAGACCGAACTCGGCCGCGAGGACATCGGGACGTTTGCCTTCCGAAGGGAAACCTCACCGTGTCCAGCCTGATCAACCGCATTCAACGCGCGATGCTCGGTAGCGCGGGCGCGGAGAAGGTGCGTGCTCTGCTGCATGAGCTTGCCATTCCGGCCGGCGGTTCAGGTGGCTCGATGCGTGAGGTTCGCCGCGGTTTCCTGCGGCCCATATCAGACGAGGCGATCTTGCGCGATGCACTCGCTGATCTCGGTCTTAGCGGCGGCGGCGGTGGTGGCACCCAATCGCTGTCGAGCATTCGGACTGCGATCCTGCATAATTGGAGCGGCAACGAGGCTGCGCTGCGTGATGGACTTGATGGCCTGATCGAGCCGGGAGATCTAGCGAGTGGCGGCGGCGCAAGCCCTGCATGGTTGGAAACATTCCGCACACCCAATGGTGATCTGCCGCGTGCAGGTTTTGCCCTCGTGGGCGGTGAGGTGAAATGCTGGGATGGTACTACAGATGAGATTGGCATCGCCGACCTGATCACCAATGGCACCGCTGACGGCAGCGGTTTAATCGTTCTCGACAGTGCGTCTCATTTCATTTTGTCGGCGGCGTTCGTCGAGCAACTCAAATTCCCTGCTACTTATTTGATAGCGGGTAGTTATTCCGAGGGTACGATTCCTGTCCTCAATTTCTTTGAAGAGACGTTCCCGCCATTGAAGTATGTCAGCATTTATCACAACTATGTTTCAATTACTTCCGATGATTTTGACACCGTTTATTTGGAGGCGTCCACGGGCGGTGCCCTTCAAGGAAGGACAGCCGCGACTGTCTCACTTACCAAGGTTGCTATTTCCCAGGATGGTGAAGCCACTGCTGTCTCAGGTCCAGGCAGCGTTGATTTTGCGGATAGTGAGATAGCATCCGTTTTTCTCTATGGAAATGAAAACCAGGCCTACACCGGGCGCTGCACTGTTTTGTTTGTTTATGGCCAGCAAGCAGATGCTGATCTCATCAGCATGAGCACCCCGCCATGACCATCGACTATAGCGCGCTGCTCTACGACCCGGTCTATGCCGAGCTTGGTGTGCCGGCGACATTGTCCGTCGGAACGGCGGGCGAGGTTACAATCACCGTGATCGATGAAACCCGGCCGAAGTCCAACATCAATGGAACCATGGAGGTGCGCACAACCGGGCCAGGCGCCTTCGCCCGCATCCCTGAACTCGCCGAGAAAGGGATTGTGCGCGACGATTATCAGGGGGCGTCGCTGACCTTCAATGGTCGCTCCTGGCTCGTGCGCTCGCATGAACTGCGCGGCAGTCCGAACGGCGAGGATGTCGGCGAGGTTCGCTTTCTGCTCAAGGCCATCGAGTCGAGCGATGGCTGACGTTCGCGAGGACATTCTGGCGCGTCTGCTCGAGGTGGCCGCCGCCGTTCCTAACGTCCGCTGGGCACAGCGCAATAGTGTCGATGTTCCCGAAAACCTATTGCCGGCGGTGATGGTGTTCGACGCCGACGAGGAAACCACCGACACGCACAACCGTCCATCCAACAGCCCGTTCATCGTGCAGATGACACCCGAGATTGTCTTCATGGAGCAGGCCGACGAGGTTGGGTCCGATCTGACCACACTGCGCCGTGAATTCATCAAGGGGGTGCTGTACGACGCCGAGCTCAACAACCTGGTCGCCAAGTCGAGTCCGCGCGGCAACGGCGCGATCCGCTATCTCGGCTGCAACACCGATTTCGGATGGGGGCGCTCGCAGAGCGGATTCCTGCGGGTGCTGTTCATGTTCAAGTACACGCTTCGACCGGAAGAACTTTAGAAAGGGAAAGGAACTGCCATGCCCACGTCACCCAACGTCAACAACTATCACATCGGTAAAGGCGTCGTTTCGTTCAAGGAGGCCGGTGCTTCGGTCTTTACCGATCTCGGCAATGCGCCGTCGTTCGTCTACACGCCAGAGGTCGAGAAGAAAGAACACTTCTCCTCGCGCGAGGGCATCAAGACCAAGGACTTTACCGCCATCACCCAGGCCGGCGCCACGATCAAGATGACGCTCGACGAGATCACCGGCAACAACCTGGCGTTCTTCGCGCTTGCCGAGCAAGGCACCGACACCGATGGCAACATGACGCTGAGCGGCTTGTCGAAGACCGAGTTCACCGGCGAGATCAAGGTGGTCGGCACCAATGACATTGGTCAACAGGTCGACTTCCTCGCCACCGTCTCGTTCGTCCCGTCCGGCGATTTCAGTTTCATCACCGATGAGGATGACTTCACGGTGATCGAGATCGAGGCCGAGGTGCAGAAGGATGCCAACGGCTTCTTCGGCGTCTGGACGATCCGCGACGAGGCTCCGTCGGCATAGGAGACAGTATGGCAGACCTTCTGGACATTGCACCATCGACCGCAGTCGAGGTCGTCAAAATAGGCGAGCATCGGGTTAAGGTGCACGGCATTTCCGTTGATGCCATCGCGTCTATTGTCGCACGGTTTCCGGGGTTGAAATCGCTCGCCAGCGGCGATACCGGCGGCGATGTCATCATGCGCATGATTGAGGGATGCGGTGCTGCTGCTGGTCCTATCATTGCAGCAGGATGTGGGCATCTCGGTGACGAAGAATATGAACGCCTCGGGGCCAAGCTATTGCCCGAACAGCAACTCAAGTTTCTGCGCGCAATCCTCGGACTAACATTCCCAAACGGACTTGGCTCCTTCATTCAGGAACTGACGAGCCTGATCGGCGGAGCCGACGAAGAGGCAAAGAGAATCTACAAAGTGCGCTTGAGGCAATCGCCGTTGACATCACCGCCCTTATCCGACGCGGATTCCCACCCGACTATGCAATGACGCTGTCGTGGCGCCAGATCGTTGCCTATCTCGAATTTAATGCCAAGCTCGACCGCATCGATCATGTGAACGATCTGATTGTTACTGCCATCGGCGCGCAGGGCGACAGTAAGGGAATTGAGAGCACACTGAAGGCGTGGGGCGGTAAATGAAATTTGAGGTCAAGACCGACCAATCGGTTTGGCAGCGAATGCTTGAGGAGAAGCGGCGAAAGGTTGCCACCGCAGCGGTTGCCGCCTTGCGCGAGACCGCTGCCAATGCCGTGCAGGAGGGACGCCAGAATATCGGGGAGGCCGGACCTGGGTTTACGCGGGCGAAGTGGCAAAGTGGATTGCAATACCGGACCATGGAGGCGACCGAAGGCGGGGAGCCGTCGCTGCAGGCCAAAGCCGTCGTCTTCCACACATATGGCATCGCAGGAGTGTTCGAGCGCGGTGCCACCATCTCGGGCAAGCCGATGCTGTGGATACCGACCAGGCATGGGGCGCCGACCGCCAGCCGCTCGGGCAAGAAACTCACCTCGGCCACGATCGGTGGCAAGCCGATGCTGTTCGATGCCGACGACAGGGATCGCCAGCGCAAGCCGCTCTATATCGGCGTTCCATCGGTTACCATTCCGAAGAAATTCCGCATAGGCGAGATCGTTAAGGAACACGCGGCAAAATTCCGCGAGCTATTCAGCAAACATTTCAAGGACGCGTGACACGCCATGGTAGACAAAATCTCGATCGGAATTGGGCTTGAAGGCGGCGATGATGTCCGCAAGCAGCTCGAGGAGATTGTCGGCGGCGTCGACGGTCTCAAGAGCGCGGCAGAAGAACTGGGCCAAGTTGATGCGACGCTGGAGGTCAGGGCTGAAGGTGCCGACGAGGCTAAGACCGGCATCGACGGTGTCAAGGGTGCGGCAGAGGAACTGGGCCAGACCGAGGCAACGGTAGAAGTCAAGGTCGAGGGTGCCGACGAGGCCAAGACCAAGATCGACGATCTCAAGGGTGAGGCGGAAGAGTTGGGCCAGATCGATGCAACGGTGAACGTCAGCGCCGAAGGCGCCGCCGAAGCGAAGGGCCTGCTCGATCCACTCTCCCAGTCGGCGACCGTCATCAGTGGGTCCATAGACGCGCTTGGTCTTGCCTTCAGCAGAATGGGCGCCCGAATGACAAGGTCGCTCGGGCCAATCGGTGTTTTTGCCCGAGCATTAGGTCCGGTCGGCATCGCGGTCGGTGTTCTGGCAGGAACGCTCATCAAGTTTGGAGATTCCTCTGCAGATGCACTCAACAAGCTCACTGTCGAATCGGCAAAGCTGGGTTTGACTGCACAGCAACTCGATACATTGCAGCAGGCTTTTGGCAGGCTCGGCGTAGCTCCAGATGCGCTTGCTAGCAGTCTGGAGAAGTTGAAGCCGCTGCTTGGCGGCGGTCTCATGCGGGTTGGCGATATTGTTCCTCCTAGTGTTTTCACGGGACTGCAGCAGTTCATCGCCCAGCTCCAGCGTATGCCAGATGGCATTGATCGCACTAAACTTGCGCTCGCAACTCTGGGAGACGCCCTCGGCGGTCAAGTGATCGCAGGATTGCAGACGGGTACTATTAGTGCGAAAAATTTTGCGGCGGCGCTTGGTAGCGTCACGCCGGCAACACAACAACAGATCGTTGAGGCGGCCAAGTATCAACAGACACTCAATGGTTTGAATGCGGCATGGACCGAACTCAAGAGAGTTATCACGCCGATCACAACGCCTATATTGGAGTTCCTGACGCGGGAACTGACGATTATAAGAGCAGAAGTCAGCAACCTTGTTGCTCAATGGAATGTGCTGGTTGCGGCTCTTAAACTGTTTGGCAGTCCGCTGGAAGGCCAGGCAGAAGCGGCGCAGAAGGTTCGCGCGGCATGGGAAGAATTGCAGAAGAATAATGAGCAGTTGCGGCAGACATATCAGCAGGTCGGGCAGACGGCGCAGCAAGCCGGACAGCAGGCGGGTCAGGCAGGACAGCAGGCGGGTCAGGGCGTTTTGGTCTGGAATGAAGCTCTCGGCAGAGCCGTATTGAGTACACAGCAAACCGGCCAGGCAGCGCAGCAAGCCGGACAGCAGGCGGCGTCGGGTTTCATGGTTTGGGATGAGAAACTCGGAGCGATAACGCAGCAGCAGGCGGCACTAGCGCAGTCATCAGCGCAAGCAGGAGCGGCATCGACGCAAGCAGCGCAGCAAGGTACATCGGGATGGCAAGGACTTATTTCCGCGATCCAGGGGGCGGGTACCGAGCTTGAGGGTTTTATAAACAAGATGCTCGGCATCGCCTGGGACGTTATTTCAAGCGCCGGCGTGGCGGCATGGAACGCACTCACCGGCGCGATCCAGGGCGCAATCAATAAGCTGCTGGAGTTCATAGGACTGAAGCCAAGCGGTGGCGCGGCGGCGCCGGCAGCGGCGGGCGCGGCGGCGCCGGCAGCGGCGGGCGGTGGACAGTTTGCCAGCGGCGGTCTGCTCGGTGGTCGTGGCACTGGTACGTCAGACAGCAATCTCGCCTGGCTTTCGCGCGGCGAATACATCATGCCGGCGCGAGTGGTGGCGCAGCCAGGCGTCGCGTCGTTTCTCGAGGCGCTGCGGCGTGGCGGGGGAATTCCGGGCTTTGCCGATGGCGGCTTTATCCGCGGCGTAACATTCAGCGGCGGTGGCGGCATGGCCGACAAGATAGCCGACTGGATTGGCAGCATTGCGGGAGCAAATAACGAAACGCGCAAGGCGCTGGAGCAAATAGCGCAAAGCGTTGTCGGTGTCGCCGACAGCCTTACCGATAAACTGTTCCCAGTTGTGTCCGCTATGACTGATGCATTGAATGCTTTGAACAGGGGAGGGGGCAACGCCCGCGGTGGGCTGCTCGGTGGTCGTGGCACCGGCACATCGGATAGTAACCTGGCCTGGGTTTCGCGCGGCGAGCACATCATGCCGGCGCGGGCGGTGGCGCGACCGGGCGTCCTGGCTTTCCTCGAGATGTTGCGGATGTCCGGCGGCGATCTGCGGCGGGTGCTTGACGGCATGGGCCGCTTCGCGCTCGGCGGCCTGGTCCCGCGGGCAATCCCTGCATTCGCCACTGGCGGCCTGGCCGGCGGCATGAGCAATGTCACCATTCAGTTTCCCGGCCTGCCCGAGATTGGCGGCCTGCGCGCCTCGTCCGGCGCGGTCGATGAGTTGCGCAAGGCGGCGGCGCTGGCGCAGGTCCGCTCCGGTGGCCGCAAGCCCTCCCGGTATTCCTGATGCCGGCCTATACCCTGCTCGCGATCGACAGCATCGACTTCTCGCAGTACGCCGTGCGCGGCATCACCATGACGCTGGACCCGATCGACCAGGCCAAGAACGTGGCGCGCGATTGCCGCGGCGATCTGGCCGATATTTCGGTCGCGCAGTTCCGGCAGTACAAAGTTTCGATTACCTGCACCGACCACGAGGCGCCGGCACTCGCCGGCGTTTGGCCGGGCCAGGACATCACCATCACCTGTATCCCCGGCCTCGGCGGCGGCGATCCCGACGACGTGCTGACCATCCTGGCCAAGGTCACAAGCTGGAACACTTCGCGCGACGAATGGGCGGCCGAGGTGGCGTGGCAGCTCGAGGCCGAGCAACGGACACCCTGATCGATGCCTGCCGGCCTTCCCTATTTCGCCTGGATCGACGCCAGCGAGACGACGTTCGGTCCTGAACACATGCGCTGGGATGAGGCGGTATTCGAGTTCATCCTGTCGCAGCAAGAGGGCGACCCGGCGAGCCTGACCGCCAAAGTCCGGCGGCCGGTTAACGAGGCTGGCAGCGTGATCGGGCTGCTCGGTCCCGGCCGCAAGATATGGTGCTGGTTTGCCTTTGACTGCGGGCCGGCGCTGGTCAAGTTCCGCGGCCGCCTCGTCGGCATTCCGACCAGCATCTTCGAGGAGCTGGTGACGCTGGAGTTCGTGGCGCGGCCGTTCGATGTCGTCGCGCAGAAGGAGGCCCTGGCGGAAACGCTGCGCGTGCTGCCGTTCTATGATCCGGTGGTGCTCGACAAGGAGCGACGCAAAGACCCTGATGTTGTGCTCGAGGGCTATACCGCCATCTGGCACTACGATCGCGAGACGCACATTCTGACTATCTCCGACGAGATCACCGGCGAGGACGGCCTGGTCGAGTTCGACGGTGCGAGCGAAACCGGCAAGGTACTCTATGACGGGCTGGGCCTGACGTTAACCAGCGGGCCGCTGTCCCGTGTCGATGTCAGTGCCGAGTTTACCTGGACGCAGCAGGCCGTCGGCACTGTCGACCTGACCCGATACATCATCGACATCGCGCGACCGATCACGGACGGCCAGGCCGGCTCGATTGCGTCATACACCTTGACGGCAGACAGTTGGCCGAAGCCCAAAACCGGGATCGGTGATGGCTGGGAAGTCGCGGAGTCAAGATGCTACGAGAACTATGATCTGACGCTGCGGCAATGGACGAGCAGCACAACTGTCCTTGTTGAGACGGGAGATGGCCAAACCATCAACGGAAGTCGGACCCATTCGCGCAGCACGTTTGCAATTCCACCAGGGAGTATGACGGTTGGATTTGATATCCAAAGTACATGGAGTGTCTCATATAACGATGACGGTGATGCCACGGGATACAGCAGCAACTATTCGTCGACTGCTTCGGTCTTGCCGTTGCATCACATCACGCCGACACTGGTGGCAGGCTACAAAGCCGAACGGCAATGCACCGAGCTGGTGTCGTTCTCGTTGATTGCCGATGTCCAGCCGATCCTGACCGATCCCGAAGACGGCGAGGCCATGCGGATCGATGACATCCGCTCGGTCAATCTCAGCGATCCCGAAGAGGGGGTGCCCATCGGCGATCCGCGGCGACGATCCTACATCGCCACCGAGCGCGGCAACCGAAGCCTCGAGCACCTCATCGCGCTCGCGCGGGCGCACCTGATGAAACGCGCGCGGGTGGTCGAGATCGCGTTCGCGCCCAAGCTCGCGCGCATGCCCGAGATCACGCTGCGGAAAAATGTATCCCTGATTGAGCCGCGGGTCGGCGAGGCGGTGGGCAAAATCATCGGTTATTCGATCGCGCTCGACGGCTCGGATGGCCGGGTCAAATGCGAGGTTCGGATCGGCTGCACCATCGGCTATGGCGGCTCGCAGGTTGCGTTCGCAGGGACGCCGACCTATTGCAGCATCGATTATGTCGGTGCCGATTATCAGCAGTTCAACGATCGCGTGGTGCTGTTCGATGAAGGCGATACCTCGGTCGGTTATCAGCCGCCACAGGCGGCGCCGAACGATGACGGCATCGACTTCCTGTCGGCTCTCAGCGCGGAAGATGTGATCGACATCCCACTCACCGTCGAGAACCCGCCGCGGGATCAGCAGACCTACATCCTGCAGGCGACCATGGGTCATACCTTGCCGAGAACGCCGGCTGCGGACGACGCGGAGTTGCAGAAATATTACGAGACGACATCCGAGCTTGCCGGCGCGGCATTGAGGCAAGTCGAAACCAAACTGATCTTCAAACTCAAGAGCATGACCAGGGAATTTTCCAGCGACTACGAACTGCAGGTCACCGATTTAAAAATACCGACCGGCTATGATCTGGAGGCGGCATAAATGCCAGGGTTTGAAACCATCGTCCGGCCGGTTGTATTTCCCAACATCCGGCCAGTACCGACGCGATCGCTGCCGCCCGAGGATAATCCTGAGCAGGGCAAGTGCACGATCGGCGGTGGGGGCGGCGGAATCATCGCCGTCACTGAAAATATCAGCGTGAGCGGAAGTGTTCACAATCCGAAGGAAACCGAACGCCGGGTCGACCAGGTGCGAGTCTCTCAAAAGAACGAGGATGGAACGATTAACCGGGAGAGTTTTGTCGAATTGGAAGTCGCAAACCGCATCACCATGGAGGATAGCGTGGCGGGTGACCCGCCGGAATTCGAGTCAGCACCCCCCGGCGTTGGTGACCCAGACGCCATTTACCCCAAAGGAGGTAAACAACTTTCGAAATATTATTACGCGCCCATCAAAGAGGCAGACAATATTGAGATCACAAAAAGGAACATCATCAAGAAGGAACCTGCGACGAAGGAGGGAAGCGGCGAATGACGATCGTTTTTGTCACCACCGGCGCCTGGGGTTCCGGCAGCGGCGCACCTAACAGCGCGGCGCAGGTCGACGGCAACTTCTACGATGTCGATCAGCGCATCGTCGACCTCTCGGCCGATGTGGCCGAAGGCAAGCGCATCGACACCGTTACCTATACCGGCAACTCGATGACGTTCCATTTCACCGATGGATCGTCGCAGGTCATTCCCCTGCCGGTCGCCACTCTTGAATATGCAGGAAACTGGCAGAACGATACACCGTACACTCGCGCCAATATCATCACGGCGCCCGGCATCGGCGTGTTCCAGATACTCGAGGATCATACGACGCCACCGGCGCCGGCAACCTTCAACCCGAATGCAACGGACGAGAGCACCGATCTAAACCCGCTCTATCAACTCTGGATGCCGCTGCGCGATGTGAACTACGACGCGGCGATCTTCGTGCCCGGCAGCATCCAACGCGATGCCGACGAGCTGCTGTTCCAGGGTGTGGCCAACCGCACGATGAAGTTCGGGTCCGGCGACGAGGGTGCCTATGCCTATCTCGATGTTGGCAACGACGCGCCCGGTGCCACCGATGTCATCCTGTCGATCGAATGGAACGGAACCGAGGTCGGCACCATCACGTTCCCGGCCGGCGGCGACATTGATACCAGCGGTGGGCAGGTCGGCGAGTTCAACATTCCGCTGCCCGTGGGTTATGGCGAGGGCGACCGCTATGCGCTGCGGGTCACGCAGTCCGACAATGCCGCGCCGGCGGGTCTGTCGGTGACGCTGCCGTTCATCCGCACGGATATCTGATGGCCGAGCCGGCGGGACTTGGTCTCGACTTCCTGACGCAGATTGTAAATGTACACTGGGCGAGCGGTCTCGCGGTTGAGTTCGGCAAGCAAGCCGAGGACGCGCCGAAACCGCCGGGGCCGTCGGCAACAAGCACAACTCAGCAGCTCAAAAGAAACAGGAGGAGAATTGGTTGAGCTATCTGGAACTGAAAGCCGCGCCAATCCCCGACATGACAAAGGGGATCATCTCGCTCTGGTTTCGCGATGCCAGGAAAAATAACCCACCGGAACCGCAAGCCTGGCCTTCCGGCTTGTGGTCGCCGGGCACCGACTCGATGGTGCCGCCGGATACATTCAAAGTCATACAAGAGCAGGCGTTCAAGCATAACGTTTTTTTCTGGAACGCATATGGACAATTCATCACGGGTGGAGGTGTGACACTGCCTCTGTTTGAAAGCCCGTCGGTGATGATCCCATCGCCGCCTCCCTTTGTTGCCAATGGCATGCACATGATGCTGACCTTTGGCGATGCGCAGCAGAGTTACGATTATTGCGAATGGCAAGTGACATATCCTGGGGTGATTGAGGCGGTGAACTACGTCCCGATGTTGACTGCCGGTCCGCAGTGGTCTGCCACGGCGTGGCCACCGCCCTACGCGCCGTGGATCATGGCGGATGGCAAGTTCAAAGTGGCGACATTCGTGCTTTCGGGGTCTACGCCCAAGCCCGATCTCGTTCCGCAATCCTTCATCGGCGTGGACAAGGATGGATACTTGACGATCTGTCTACAGACCAACACCAAGGCGAGTTACAAGGGCTACGCCTTCCAGCTCGACAGGGCGACCGAGATACGAGCAACACTGAGTTACTTTCAGAGCCCGACCGACCTTCCGCCCGTGCCTGGGCAGTGGGTAAAGGTGCCGAATTATTGGGATGGTTATGAGTTCTGGTACAAGGATGTGTCCAACGAAGTCATGGGCGCACAGCCCGAAACATTCGTCATTGGTGGCCCGCCCGCGGCCTTTGACTTTATAACGATGCCGCCGGTTAGCGATGGCGCCTGGCATCATCTGCTATTCTCTTTTGATATTTCCGGTGGGGTGGGAGTGCAATGGCCGTCTCTGCTCACGGGAGGTGCACGGCCGCCGCCGAGTGTAGCAACTGGATGCAAGGCCTGGCTGGCGCTGGATGACCATAATTATACCGGCGCGGCGCTGCAGCATCGGTTTGCAATGCATGATGGTTTCCAGTTGCCATTGCTGCCGGGAATGGGGACCGACGCCACCGGGTTCGGGCCTGTTACATCCGCGACTCGGGCCGTCATGAACCTGGAAGACAATGCCATCCTACCGAGAAACTGTTGGGTCATTTCCTTTCGCAATAGCCCGAAGCTAGGCCTACGACGGTTTGCCTCCACTGCCGGGTTATGGGAATTGGCATCCAGCACCTACATCAACAAGGGCGACTATAACTGGTTTAACTGGACCGGCTCGATATGGCCGCTGGAGGGCACACCCGGCGGGTTTGAGTGGAGGGGAGAGCTCCATCCGCCAAAGCCAAGCAATCCCGATCCCAAGACGTTCGATCTGCCGACCTACCAGTGTGACGGTTTCATCATTCCGGTTGCTGGTCATCCCATTGGCATCCCGGCATCCGAGCATCATCTCGAGCACAACACCGGGATTGAAATGGCCGAGCTGCAAATCTGGGCCAACAGGACTATCGACACCGCTGATATCAGCATGCGCCGTTTATTCGTTGACGGCAACGGCGAGCCGGTGTCACCCAGCAAGGCGGCGGAGGTGCTCGGCAAGCCAGACATTCTGTTGCATGGAAGCGGCAACTGGCAGAAAGGCAAGAACACCGGTGCGTCCGGCGCGGATGACGACGACAAACCCATACCGGCTGGTCAGTTTGTACCGGTTGCCAAGATCGAGAAGTTCAAACCAGAGCCGGAGTTGGGGAAGTAGTGCTCGTTTGTAATATCAGCTACGCGCCGCCGAGAGTGATCGCGGCGGAGATTGCCGAGGCTGTTACGGCAGCGGACGTGACGGCAACCACAAATGTTGTTTTTGTCACGTTGATCGATGACCCGACATCGATCGTCGACATCTTCACCTCTCACCTCGGCGAGACCATGCTCGAGGCGGCGAGTGCCGCCGATACCGTGAGTGTTGCCGGGTCCGTTTCCGGTGCGGTTGATGAAGCGGCAACCGCCACGGATGCACTGGATGCCACGGCACTAGTGCCAAGAAGCGGCATGGTTGCAGGCGTGTTCGTCAACTCCGATGGCACCTCGCGCGAGGCCAACGCCAGCGGCATCATGGTCAACCTGTAGGAAACAATCGTGGCAATTTACTACGTCTATTCGGGTGCGGGTGGCTCCAACAACGGTTCGAGCTGGGCCAATGCCTTCACCACATTGACGACGGCATTCGCGACCGAGGTGGCGGGCGACACGCTTTATGTCGCGCACGACCACGCGGAATCAACTGCGGCCACGGTTACACTCACGTCGTCTGGCACGCTGGCCAGCATGACAAAAGTTATTTGCGTCAACCGCGCGGGTTCCGTTCCGCCGGTTGCCGCCGATCGCCGAGCCACCGCGCAGGTGACAACAACCGGGGCCAGTGCTTTGAATTTGAGTGGCACTGCAGTTCATTACGACGGCATCATTTTTAATTGTGGCACCGGCGCATCGGCGGCGATATTAAGCGTGGCAAACGCCGGTCCCGGCAATATGCGGCTGGATAACTGCTCGTTGCGAATCAACACCACGGCCACCAATAGCGGCGCGCTGACGATCGGGGGAGGATTGATTGGAGGAATACACGTCGCGCTCAACAATACGACCTTATCATTTGGAGGAGTCAGTCAAAATATTCTAGCGTATGCCAACGTTAAATGGCGCAATACGCCATCGGCTTTGCTTGGGACGATTCCCACGACATTGTTTGGACCGCTAACAGCCCGCGGCGGCTCGGTCGAATGCGTCGGTGTCGATTTCAGCGCCGCGGGCGCGGGCAAATCCATTGTCGACGCAGTGCAGGCGTGCCAGGGTTCGACATTCCGGTTTATCGATTGCAAATTGCATGCATCCGTTTCCAAATCAACGACCCCTACATCAATGGGCCATCCCGAGATTGATTACATTCGTTCGGGATCATCCGGTGTGAATTATGCAGTCGCCTCCATTCGTGCCGCTGCTACTCTTACCGAAGAAACCACGATCGTGCGCACCGGCGGGGCGTCGGATGGCACGACGCCGATTGCCTGGAAGATCGTTACCACGGCAAACTGTACCTATTCGATACCATTCGAGTGCCCGCCGATCGCAATATGGAACAGTGTCGACGGCTCGGCGGTGACGGCCACGATCGAGGGCATCTGGGGCGGTGGGGCCGTGCCTCTGGATAATGAAATCTGGCTCGATATGGAATACCTCGGGGACAATAGCTCACCGCAGGGGAGCTTCGTCAACGATGGCATGGCCGACTTGCTGACGACGGCGGCCAACCAGACATCCAGCTCGGAAACCTGGGGCGGCTCTACCACCAAGTTCAAACTCGCGGTGACGTTCACGCCGCAGCAAGCGGGCTGGATTTATGCACGGGTCAAGTGTGCGAAGGCATCGACGACCTTCTACATCGATCCGCTTGTCACGCTGACCTGATTCCAACAGGAGAAAACCAATGACTGATGAACGCGCCCCCGCGCGCGAATGCAGCGACGCATCTGTAATCCGCGGCAGTGGAATCGGCGAGCAGGCTGAAGCGCATGGCCGTTACGAGATCGAGTGCATCGGCGCGGATGGTAAGCTGAAATGGCGCGACACGATCGAGAACGTGGTCGCTACCGTCGGTAAAAATTTGGCGCTGGATACGTTCCTCGCCGGATCGGCCTACACCGTGACCGGCCCTTACATGGGCCTGATTTCGTCAACGTCCTATTCGGCGACGGCGGCGGGCGACACCATGGCCTCGCACGCGGGCTGGCTCGAGGCTGGCGGTGCCAATGCGCCGACCTATACCGGCAACCGCAAGACCGCGGCATGGTCGTCGGCTACATCCGCATCAAAGGCGCTGTCGTCTGCGTTGTCGTTTGCGATTACCGGCACCGGCACCGTCAAGGGTGCGTTTATCGTCTACGGCGGCACTGCTTCCGCCACCAAGGACGACACCGGTGGCACGCTGTGGTCGGCCGGCACGTTTAGCACTGGAGACAAGCCGGTGGTCAATGGGGACACATTGAATTGCCAATATTCGACGAGCCTATGACCCCCCGCCACTACGAGGCGCTGCCGTGGATTATCATCTTCATCGTGGCGATGCTGGTGCTGGCGTTCCTGTCCTGGCTCGGCTGGGACCAATGGTCTGACCTGCGCGAGGTGACGTGATGGCGGCGCCCGAATGGTTGATGATAGCCCGCGGGCTAGTGGGGACGAAAGAAGTCTCTGGCAGTGGCAATAATCCCGTCATCTTGGCTTGGGCTGATGAGATTGCGCATACCTATCCAGAAATGGCGACCTATTGCGATCTCTACCGTGCCGATGCCACTGCGTGGTGCGGACTGTTCGCTGGGGATGGGAGTACGGTGGCTGGCATTCGCCCCGTATTCGGGAAGACCGATACCGACAAGTTCCTTTGGGCGCGCGCGTGGCACGATGAGGAGTGGGGATACCAATTGGCGACGCCGCGACTCGGCTGCTTCGTGGTGATGACGCGCGAGGGCGGCGGCCACATCACGCTCTATGAGAACGACTCCGGTTCGAACATTAGGTGCCTCGGTGGCAACCAATCAGACCAAGTGAATGTCGCAACCTTCCCGAAATCAAGCGTGCTCGCCTACATGTGGCCAAAAGAAGAAGGCGTTCCGCCGGAAGCACCGCGCCGCGAGCTTGAGCTTGGCGCGTCCGGTGTTGATGTCGGATATCTGCAGGGCACGCTCGGTTTGCCCATTGATGAAAATTTTGGGCCGGTGACAGACGCGGCCGTCAAGGGATTCCAACGCGGGACGGGTCTTGAGGTCGACGGCATCGTCGGCCCGATGACCTGGGAAAAGATCGACGAGTGCGCGCGGCGGATGGAGACCGGCAACGACGGCATTTCGCCCGAGCGCCAGGAGCAGATCGCCGAGCTGGTGCTTGAGCATCCGATCCAGAAGTTCGTGTGGGAAGACCGTGGCCGCTCGCCTTCTGGCTACGTCGCGGGAGTGGCACAGGTGTTCGCGCTGGCGCTGACCTGGCTCAAGGCCGGTGATCCGATCGCGCTCGAGATGGCCGTGGGCGAAAGTGGCGACGGTCAGACCGACGTGCTCTCTTGGTACAAGCCGGAATTTGCCAAGCTTGGTATGGACAATTCGACCGGTGGCCCGAACACCTTGCGCCATCTGTTTGCGTTCATGATCGGACTTGGTATGCGAGAAAGCTCTGGCCGGTACTACGAGGGGCGCGACATCACCGCGACGAACACCAGCGCCGACACAACAGAGGCGGGATGCCTGCAAATGAGTTGGAATATGCGTAGCGCCAGCCCGAGCATGGGCAAGCTACTTGAATATTTCTGGGGCGACCCGAACGGCTTCCTTCCGACGTTCTCGGTCGGCCTAACCCCGACTTCGGCCGGGCTGATGAACTACGGCACCGGCCAGGGTGCGGCCTATCAGTTCCTCGCCAAGTACAGTCCGAGCTTTTGCCTTTTGACCGGCGCCATTGGATTGCGTAAAAGATGTCGCCACTGGGGGCCGGTCGTGAGGAAGGAAGTTGAGCTAATACAAGAGGCGGATGATGTGCTCTTGCAGGTCCAGCGCATGATGGACAGTGCGCCCGTCGAGCCGGAACCCGAGCCCGAGCCGGTGCCCGAACCTGATGAGGCGGCCGTCGTGCAGATCGAAACGATGGGCAAGGTGACCGTGTTCGTCAACGGTGTGCCGGTGCCTTAGACGACGACCATTCACCGCGCGGGCGTCGATTTAGCAACTGTTGACGTGCGGGTGCAGACGTAATTACAAGCACGGTCTAGCTAGAACTGCGACCAATCATTTGAGCCCAAATCCAATAAAGCGGATGGTAGCAACCGTTGTGTTGTGAGAGGCGTCCATTTAAGAAGCGGAGGCTCAAAATCATGCGTGCCGTCTTTGACTAATTTGATTGCCGTCAAACGTCCAAATTGCTTGAATAATAACGGCGACTACAAACCAAGCAATTGTAGATGGGTCACGCATACGGGCCGAAAAATATTCTGGCATTGTCGATGCCAGTGCGGCAATCGTAGGTTCTATCAAGCGTTAGGCCGCGCGGTCTTGCGCCCATGTCAGCAACTGCTATAGGCCAACCCATCCTCAATATCTTCACTATGGGGCCCGCGGGCATCAAGGTCTGCGAACGATGGCGAAAGAGCTTTAAGAATTTCGTTTATTAAGTCGATAAATTTGGGCATCGGACCGCTCCTACGGTTCGGGTCAAGTGGCGGGGTTGGTGCCGCAAGCACCGATCCCGCTGCGCATGGGAGGCTACCATAAACCCCGGCATTACAGAAGAAATTGGCAAAGCTACCAACACCTTCATGGAGATCATGCGGGCGCAGCCTCTATCTTTGAGTTTAGTAATGATGAACGTGCTCTTGATCGTCTTCCTGTTCTACTCGCAGTCGCAAACGCTGACGCAACGGCAGGTCGCACTCGATCAGATCGTTGCGTGGCAGCGGCAGACCGACACGCTGATGGCTGGCTGTATATCGAAGGACGCGCTCGAGCTGGTGCTCAACGCGGTCTTGCGCTCCGTGTCGCCGAGCATGCCGGTTCCGGTGCCGATACCGGATGGGCCGAAGCTGCAGAGCGATGACCAGCCGCACCGGCTATTTGAGATGCCGCCTTGAGTGCGTCTGACGACACCCGCGATGTGATCCTGGCCGGGCTGCGCCATGCGTTGCAGATGCGGGTGGCCACCATCTGGAACAACGTCACGCTTGAGGGCGCGCAAGAGCCTGGCCCGCGCTTCAAGGAAGGCGTCACCAAGGCCGTCGCGTATTATGAGCAGGCGGTTGCGGCGATCGATCGCATGAAACTATGAGCGGCGCGGCGTGGAGCGGAATGGCTTGGCTCGCAACGACGCAGCGTGGGACAGCGCGGCAGGCCTTTGGGTTGGTGCGGGACGGATCGTAATAGAGATTTAGCTTTCGCGGAAGCCCTGATTCCGCACCCCGGTGACCTCC